CTACAACTTAAACGATAATAAGAATGATTTAAAATCATCATATCTCCAATATAAACAGCAACATGAGATGGTTTTTTCAAAGCACCGCTAAATAATAATACATCACCTTTTTGTATATCGTTATTAGTTTCTAGTCTTTTAAAGTTTGATTCTGTTAACACTTTTTCAAAATATGGATTATCAGCAAATTGTTTTAAAGTTTTTGGTCTAGGCCAATATTTTATATTTATATTTTTTGTTTCTTTATACCAATCTGTCACAACAGACCAACAATCATATTTACCCCAAATGAATTTTCTACCAATAATTGAGGGAGCTTTCCAGCCTGTAGGTTCTATTAAAGTCCAATGATCTTGATTGATACTGTAAATATAATAGGGAAATCCAATATGCTCACATGATGCTTTATCTGCTTCTGAAGCAATCGCTGGGCCTTTTGGGTGGCTATGAATAACTCCTAATATTTCTCCTGTATCTTCACATTCAGCCCAATCTTCTGGATCTAACATAAAAAATTCATGAGTTGTTTCTGCTAAATTTTTACAAGGCCAGAAAGTTTCTTCGCCATTAATTATTGCTAATAAACCACAAGCCTCTTTTGGTGCTTGTTCTTTTGCATATTCAACAGCTTTAGTTCTCCAACTCATAATTAACCATTAAGAAAAGTACCAACACCAATAAAATCTGCTCTTGTTACAAGTTTTTTGGGTGCACCAATACCAGCTAAATCAAAAGTACTAATTAATTCAAATTGTACAATGTCTCTGTTTTCTGTGACTTTTCTTTCAATAAAATAAATTTCTCTTGGCATTTCAGCAGTTGGATCTACGGAGCCAACTTTATATGGATTTATATTTGATGGAAAATTTTCTTCATCCAAAAATCTTGCTAGTGTGCGTCTACGTGTAACTTTTGCTGTCGACAAATCAGAAAAAGGTGTTGTTTGATTTGTAAGCTGTAGTATTGATGTGATTGTTCCAAGAAGATTTGAAAAAGTTAAGGTAGGTCTTGGTAATTTTCCCTGCCCAGAATATTTAAAACCCTTTGCTTCACAAGGCATCCTAGTATATGTATTAGATTGCCATACAATATCTAAACTATCTTTCATGTTATTTCCAGCATGAAATAAATAAACAGTAGGATTAGATAAATTTGAATTTACATTAAAAGAAACATCGCCACTTGTTAATTGTGAAGCCGTTGCTGTGACTGTAAATGTATTTACATCTTCAACTGTTTGTATAGTATAAATTCCATCTGTGGCATCACCAGATGTAAAATTAAGACTCAAAATAACACCAGTTTCTAAACCATGACCAGGTAATGAAATAGTAATAATTATTCCAGCACCACCGCTACCGTTAGATTGACTATAAGTAGCTGTTTTTGCATCTTTTGTATAATGTAAGTCAGGTTGTAATTCAACAGAAAATAACTCAATAATTGATTTATTAGTAAGCTGTTGTAGTTCTGCGACAGGATTAGACATTTATGGTTCAAAAACTTCTCTAAAGGTACAATTTATAATTGCTCTGTTTAAGTAGGGAATCTGCTTAGTCCAAGAATCACAGACAAATTGTCCCTCACCAGATAATGAAAAAGTTATAGCTGTTTGGCTAGTAACAAGTGCAGAATCAGTCGAAATTGAATTAAAAGTAAACGTATTTTGATTAGAAGAACTTTTGATAGCATAATCTACATTATTAGTAAGACTCCCACTATTTGCCGTAACTGTAATTATGTCTCCTAAAGCCACTCCATGATTAGTAGCGGTCACAGTAACTATTACCCCTGCACCACCGCTTCCATCAGATTGAATAAAAGTACCTGTCTTTCCAGTGAAACCCTCTCCAGTTGGAGTAAAAGTAAAACTTGCCTGATCATTTATTCGACTTCTTAAAAAAGCTTCTATAACATCTGCTTCAGTCTCAGACACATTAAAAGTAAGATCATATACTTTTGGATCTTGAGTTAAAGGCAGGCCATACAAAGCCCTAAACTCATAACCATCACCTAGTTTTGAAACTCTGACTTTTGGTTTGCTGGTTTTTCTAAACCCAGAATATGTAGGTTGTATTGATGGAAAAGTTGCCATTATCTATTTAATAAACCCCCTGCTCTTTGTTCTTGTACTATTGTAGTTTGTACCACAGCAGCAATAAGTTGTCCAAGTGCTTGTCCTTGTCCTTCATTTCCTTGAACAGAACTTCCAGACGCATCTACAGATACATTGATGATATTAGTTGTACCTCCTCCAAGTTTATTGTTTGGAATTATTGTGCCACCTACTTTGGGAACAAAAAGCTCAGGCCCACGTTCTCCAACTATTGAAGCTTTTCCTACTGGTGGCCTTCCACCATCTGCAAATAGCCCTCCTAATATTTTGCCAAGAAAACCTCCTATTCCTCCTTTATTTTGTCTTGAAGTAAAACTATCTCCAAAATTGTCTAACAATTTATCAATTTGAGAGTCAATAATTTTATCTCTAATTCTATTTAATACATTTGTCATTGCTTGCCCAAATGATTTAGCTCCTGTTATAGCGTCCCGAAGATTATTTTTTATACTATCTTCTATGACTTGACCTACTTCAGCCATTCTTTCTTTTAACTTATCTGTTTCTTCTTGTTTTTTCTTAATTTTTTCTGCACCCTCTTCAAGATTTTGATTTTCTTTTTCTAATTCTAAAATAATTTTTGCTAATTCTTCTCCATACTTTTCTGTTAATTCTATTCTTCTTTGTTCTTGATCAAATTGCTTTTTGCCCTCTTCAGTAGCAATTTTTGTTCTTTGTAAATTAATTTTTAATGCCTCGTTTTTTTCTTTCAAAGCATTTTTAGCCTTTTCAAAATCTCTAAATAATTCAATTCCTTCTTTAATAACAATTCCTTTTTTTAATCTTTCAATCTCTTCATTTGCTTTTGCAAGCTCTCTTTTAAGCCTTTTTGCAGTTCCACTAGCGTTTCTATTTGTGCCAACATTTTTTAAAGTTTCATTTAATTCGTTTGCTCTATCCTTTGCTTCTTTTAATTCTTCAGCTAATTCTTTAGCACTTCCTTGTTCTAGTAATTTATTAAATTCTCTTTGTGCATTTATTGATTGAAGTATTTTAGTCAAAAAGAATCCTAAAGCTATTACCGCAGCACCAACACCAGTTTTTAAAAGAGCTACTTTAAAAGCATTTGCCGCAAGAGCAGCCTTTGTAAAACCACCAGCGGCAGCAAAAGCCGCAGTTGCACTAGCACCTAAAGTGCCGTTTGCAGCGGCAGCAGCAATAGACATAGTTGCAAAATTAGCTTGCAAAGCCAAAAGCTGTGGAATTATAAATGCAAATGTTACTGATAATCCCTTTGCCGCAAGAATAAGTCCTCCAATAATTAAACTTGCTTGACCCGCATCACTATCAACAAATTTTGTGAATGAATCTACAAATGCGGCTAGTTTCACTGCACCGTCAGCGAGAATAGGGGTTAGTTTTGATCCAATAGTAAGCTGTAACTCTAATAACTCATTATTTAATGCTTTAAATTTTTCTGCCGGTGATTTGTCAATAATTTCACTTATTTGTTTTCCTAAACCTTTCGCAGATTTTGATAAAGCTCTAATAATAATGTCAGATTTAAGTAAACCTTTAGAAGCAAAATCTTTTAATTTTCCTGACGCTATTCCTGTCTCATCAGAAATAGCTTTTAATAACTGTGGAACTTGCTCTGCAATACTTCTAAATTCATCACCTTGTAAACGTCCAGAACCTAGACCCTGTGCTAATTGAGTAAAAGCTGCACTTGCTTCTGTTGCATTTAATCCAGCTACTTTTGCAATGCTATTAAATCCTATAAAAGTAGTTTCAATATCTTTTAAAGAAACTCCCAAAGGTCTTAATCTCGCAAATATATCAGTAATTCCTTGCGTAGCCTCAACAATAGATAAGTTAAATTGATTCTGTGCTTTTGTAACAAGGTTCTGAACTTGTGCAAACTCTCCAAATTCTGAAGTAAGAACTTTCATTCTTATTTGTAAAGCTTGAAAATTAGCTGTAGTTTTAACTGTATTTCTTGCAAGTAATCCTATCCCTATTCCAGCAATTGCAGTTCTTAATCCACCAAATGATTTTTGTAATTGATTAGTTTTATTCTGAACACCCTGTAATGCTCTTGTGGCATTAGTGGCATCCACTGTAAGTTTTACATTTGCCTGTGCCACTAATAAAAAAAAGTCTTTCTTATATATTACCTTGAATTGTGTTTTTGTCGTTGCAATGCTTTTTTTTCTTCGTCAGCTTTTATTTCATAATATCCAGCCCAATAGATAAGCTCTGCCTCTGTCATGTTGAGTCTCAGTTCTTGAACTGTTTTACCAAGTTCTGTTGCTAGGAAAAACTCAAATCTAAACCAAGCATCCCCTTTTATTCTTTTTTTGCTGTATCTATATCTAATTCAATATTATTTAAGAAAAGTTCTAAGTCATTCAAAACTTTTTCTGGTAACTGTCTTTGTAATATTGGAGCATCTGACATATCAAAAGCTAGAGTTCCATCTTCTTTCTCTGCCATTTGGCAAAGTAGCTGAGTTGATATAACTAAAGCATCAGCATTTGCACCAGCTAATTGTTGTGCTTTGACTCTTGCATATCTAGTTATAGGTTTAAAATATAAAGTCATGATGACTTCATCTTTAGAGTTTTTTACGTCAAATTTTCTTCTTGTAACCATTTCATCTTGAAATGCTCCAAGTAATATGTCCGCTGATCTTTGAGTTGCCATAAATTAATTAAATTTCTGATGTAATAGTTCCAGATGGTTTAAATGTAATGTTGATTGTGCTTACATCACCTAAAGATGAACCCTGTTCAAAATTTGTTATAAGTCCACTAAAACTAATTTTTTTTGTTCCACTTGAACTATCAGGGAACAATTCAAAAGATGCGGTTGCAGGGTCGCCAGTAGTTAAAATGCCATCCATAAATGTTGCAGTTTCACCGCTTGCGGTATTGTCATAAACTAATTCAGCAGATCCTTCACCTTCAATAAGACCACCTACAAATTCTTTAAAAGTTTTACCTTGAACAGTAGTTTCTTGAATATCTTTTGTGATAGACATTGACCAAGATCTTGTACCTATTACAGGATTAACTGAAGAACCACCGTCATCAAACTTGACTTGTCCTACATCACCTTTTACAGCAGCCATAACAATTAAATTAGATATTTATAGATATATTAACTCTTTTCTGTCTTTTTTACACTTTTTTTTGTGGCTTGTTGTTTTTCCAAATATCGTCTACATTGTGGATCCCAATAATTTGGATCTCTGCGACCTTTTACAGCTTCGATTGCGTCCAGCATTTCTTCTGTAATTTCAAGTTTTCCCATAATTAAAGATCCTCATAAATATTAAAAGTAATTCTAATTTGTGTTTGAAACTTACCTTCTGGACTTGATTGTAATATCTCAGGGCCAACAGGTGCATCAAAAATTACATTAGAAACAGTCACCCTATTGTATAAGTCTCTTATCCGTTTGCAAATCGTGA